CGGCACCTACAAGAGTAAAACCTGGTACTAAAGAAAAGGAAAAACCTGGTAAAATGGACCCTTTTAAAAATCCAAAACACCAACCAAAACCAAAAGCTGAAAAAATTGATGAACAAGGTACTAAAACAGCACCTCCAGTAGTTAAACCTGGTACTAAGGAAAAACCAAAAACATCTGACCCTTTTAAAAACCCAAAACACCAACCAAAACCAAAGGCATCTACTGAGGCTCCAAAAATGGGAACGGTTAAAATACCTGACTATTTGGAGTTTGACCAATTAAAAATTGACTTTAAAAACCAATAATGAAAAAGAAACAAATCGTAAGAGAAGCTCCAATTGATTATGGAGATAGACCCGAAAGAATGTCACCTGATATTGAAAGAACAATTCTTTCAAAAGGAACTCCATTATCTACTAATCCGGCATTTCCAAATATAGAACAAGGTAATGTACCTGAAACGTTTGAAGAATTGGTTGCATCTAAAAGATTTAAAGATGTTGTTGCTAAGGTTAGGCGTTATGTACCAAATGCTGGTGCCGATATTTCAAGAGGAAATCCTTTACAACAATTACAAAGAACAATGATGAGTATGGCCATGCAATTGTTACAAAAACAAGTGGCACATAAAGAATATCTTGAAAATTTGGCAATTGATTTGGTTAGAAAAGAAATGGGTGTAAGACCTGACCAAATTAATTATGTTGCAGAACTTGTAATGCCAGGTCAAATTGATATGTCAGGTTTCCAAAAACAAGGTGAAGAACCTGAAGAAGAAGAAATCGAACAAAATTTCCAAGAAAAAGAAGAAGATTTAGAAGATTTCATATCAGCCTTTGAAAGGTTTGATATTGAAAAGGCTAAAAGAAGATTTATAAATGCGTTAATTCAAGGTTCATCTAAAAAAGGACATTATATGTTTGAATTAGTTAGAGATGAATTAGACAGAATTGACCCCGATTTATTAAATCTTTATGGTGTTGTTATGTCAGTAAATGATTTATTGTATTGGGTATTACCTGATGAAATGATGGACATGATGATGGGTCAAGGTGGTATTGGTGGTAAAGAAGAAGTCGATATTCAAACTGACCCTCCAACAGTTAAAGCTACAGGAGTATTTTTCCCTATACTAATTCACGAGTTAATTAAAGGTACAATGGAAATCTTGGGTACTCAAGGTCTTCCTGATGACCCAAAACAAGCCGAAATGGTCATGGCATCAACTGACAGCTTATCAAATGAAATTTGGGATTTAAGAATTGGTCCAATATTATGGGAAAAATTCTTGGCAGCATATCCTGAAGAATTATTTGAAGAAGATAAAAAATTCATACAAAACTACCTCTTTGCAAGATTTTCAGCACTTTCATCTGATGAATTTTTCAAATTAGCAAAAATGATTTTAAGAGGTGATGCGAAAGCAACATCAATCTTGGACAGAATGGTTAAGGAGATTGTGGCTCATTTGAATGAAGTACATAGTGATGATGACGAAGACTATGATACAGATGAAGATGGTGACACTATGGGTCCTGACGATGATGATTTGAGTGATTTAGATGATTTCTTAGGTAGTTTAGGTATTGACAGGTCCTAACACTAACCTTTTATGGGTTTAACCAGAGAACAATTACTATTAGAATATTCAAGGTGTATTAAAAACACACCATACGCTCTTAAGACGTATCTTCAGACTTATGATAACACTCAGTCAAGATACGTCCCCTTAGAGTTATTTCCAGACCAAGTAAACTTGGTGGAGGATTATGAAAACTTCAACGAAAACATTGCGTTAAAATATCGTCAGGCAGGTGTGTCTACGGTAACCGCTGCTTGGGCAAGTAAACGACTTGTATTTGCATCAAAACAAAGACCTGAGAAGATTCTTATTATCGCAAACAAATTGGATACTGCTGTGGAAATGGCGAACAAAATTCGTGGTTTTACAGAACAGTGGCCTGCTTGGGTAGGTGTTGGATTTTCACCTGACAAAAACGCTGCAAGACACTTTAAGTTAACTAATGGTTGTGAGGTTAAAGCGGTTGCAACTTCAAAAGATGCACTTCGTGGTTATACCCCCACTATGTTGGTATTTGACGAGGCGGCATATATTGAGGCGGATGGTGATTTCTGGGCGGCCTGTATGGCTTCATTGTCTACGGGTGGTAAAGTTGTTGTTGTATCAACACCAAACGGATACGACCCAATTTATTATGAAATCTACGAACAAGCCAATCGTGGGATGAACGATTTCAAAATTACAGAAATGTTTTGGTATCGTGACCCACGTTATACTAAAGATTTATATTTGGTTAAGACGGATGAGATTATTCATTTCTTATTAAACAGGGAAGAATATACTGCCGATAGAATTGTTGATTTTTCAGGACGTGACCCCTATGAAAGAAACTATGATGAGTTAAAGGCTTATTTTGAGTTAGGATACAAACCATGTTCATCTTGGTTTGAGGCAATGGTTAAAAAACTTAAGTACGACAAACGTAAAGTTTCTCAGGAATTGGAATGTAATTTCTTGGGTTCGGGTGATAACGTATTTGATGCGAATTTAATTAAGAATATTACTGATAATATGATTAAAGAACCCATGAATAAAATGATGGGTGGTGGACTTTGGATATGGAAAGAACCTGAATTAAATCACAGATATATTATGGGTGTGGACGTTTCTCGTGGGGACTCTGAAGATTATTCAACAATTCAAATATTTGATTTTGATGAAAGGGAACAAGTTGCTGAATATGTTGGAAAACTTCCACCTGATGTGTTGGCAGAGATTGCCTACAAGTGGGGTAACATGTATAATTGTTTTATTGTTGTGGATATCACGGGTGGTATGGGTGTTGCAACTGCAAGAAAACTACAAGAGCTTGGATATAAAGATTTGTATGTTGATGGTGTTGATTTTGGAAACAAATGGAAATATGACCCAAAGTCTGCTGACAAAATTCCTGGTATTAACTTTAACAATAAAAGGGTTCAAATTATTGCGGCACTTGAAGAAAGTTTAAGACATGGATTAAAAGTTCATTCATCAAGATTATTGAATGAAATGAATACGTTTGTGTATATCAATGGAAGACCTGACCACATGAAAGGACAACATGATGATTTAATTATGTCTTTGGCTATGGCAGTTTATGTATCAGATTCATCATTTTCACAACTTACGAAAGTAACACAACAAGCCAAAACAATGTTGGAGTCTTGGCAAGTTACATCATATGACCCACCAAAAGAACAATATTTTAATCCGTCAATACCAAATAAACAATATAAAACAAATATTGCTTATCAAAATCAACCAACAAAAAAGGATTATCAAGACTATTTATGGGTAATTGGCGCGCCAAAGCGTTGATAAAAAATACATATATATTAACTTTTTACTATGGAAGAAAAAAACCTGACGATATGGCAACGATTGTCCCAAGAACTTGGACCAAATTCATTGTTGGGTCAAGATATACCTACTTACAAGTTTGATAAAAAAGAACTTTTAAGAACTACTGACAAAGAAGAATACGAAAAACAAAAACTTCAAGCCAGACAAACATATTATATTACAAGTCAATGGGCTAAGATTGAGAACAATTTATATTCTCAAGCGGTTTATTATCAACCAACAAGATTGGCTTCGTATTATGATTATGAGTCAATGGAGTATACACCTGAAATTTCAGCGGCTTTGGATACATATGCCGAAGAATCTACAACAGTAGATGAAAATGGTTACATGTTACAAATATACTCAGATTCACCAAGAATCAAAGCGGTATTAGGTGATTTATTTAACAACGCATTGGACATTAATACAAATTTACCAATGTGGACAAGAAACACTGCAAAATATGGTGATAACTTTGTATTTTTAAAGTTAGACCCTGAAAAAGGTGTTGTTGGTTGTTTACAATTACCAAACATTGAAATTGAACGTATTGAGGTTGGTATGCAAGGTAAAGCAACTTCAGGTTATGGTGGAGCGGTTGTTGCATCTGGAAGTGATTCCAAAAGTTTACAATTTACTTGGAAAAACAAAAGTTTGGAATTTAATAGTTGGGAAGTAGCACACTTTAGATTATTAGGTGATGATAGAAAATTACCATATGGTACTGCCATGTTGGAAAAAGCAAGAAGAATTTGGAAACAATTAATCCTTGCTGAAGATGCTATGTTAGTTTATAGAACATCAAGAGCACCTGAAAGACGTGTGTTTAAAGTGTTTGTAGGTAACATGGATGATGCTGATATTCAACCATACGTACAACGATTTGCACAACAATTTAAGAAAGACCAAATTACTGACCCTCAAACAGGAAACGTAGATATGAGATTCAACCAAATGGCTGTTGACCAAGATTTCTTTGTACC